TCAGGTCTTTGGAGATTTTGAAATCAACAAAGATTCGGGAATACGCTTGGAAAGATGACCCAACACAAAAACCACAAATTGGCCCTATTGCTCAAGAATTGTATGAAACATTTAAAGGTGCAGTTTCTGTTGGAGGTGAAAAAACAGAAATTGATGATGAAGGAAACGAAGTCACAAAATATGTTCCTTGGTCGGTAGACAAAACTGCGTTCTCATTTCATTTGGTTGCTGGTTGGCAAGCGCACGAAAAAATCATCCAAGAACAACAAGCCATCATCAACCAACTTACCGCCCGTATCACTGCATTGGAGTCAGCATGATTACTTGGACTATCTCCCAACTCGACCGACAAATCTCTGATGGTTTTGTCACTACGGCCCACTGGCAAGCAGTTGCAACAGATGGAGACTATTCTGCATCTGTCATCAATACTTGCTCATGGACAGGCGAACCCACTGTTTCATATGATTCTTTGACTCAAGATGATGTGTTGGCTTGGGTATGGCAGTCTGTGGATAAAGAGGCTGTAGAGGCCGCTTTGGAGGCTCAGATTGCTGAACAAAAGGCTCCTAAGATTGCAAGTGGTTTGCCCTGGGAATAAAAAATGCAGGAAAGTACAGATACCCGCCTTGCGGTCCATGAGGCCATTTGCACTGAGAGGATGAAGTTTATTTCTGACTCTTTGAGCAAAGGATCAGAGCGCATGACCAAGATTGAATATTTGCTTTATGCAGTGATCGTGGCCGTCTTGCTTGGTCCTGGTGTGGCTGCTGAGGTCGTGAAAAAGCTATTTGGTTTGTAAGATGTGGACCCGATCAGCATCCTTATGCTTGCATCCAGCGCCTTTGGCGCTATCAAGCAAGGCATTGCCACATATAAGGATGTCAAGAACACTGCTGGTGACGTTAAGAAGATCGTCAACGAGCTGGCAGGGATGTTTGGCCCGAACCCAACCAAAGAGCAAAAAAAGCAGATCGCTGCCGAACAAAAGCGAGTCCAAGAAGTCGCAGCCTATGACCCCAATCAGGTCATGGGAGACATCGCAAAGCGCCTTGGCGAATTCATGCGGCATCAGCAGCAGATCCAGGATTACTACCTTGAGGAAGAGCGCAAGTCAAAGGAAGAGGTCTACGAAGGCGCAGACTCTTTGGCAGAGCGTGCCTTGCAGCGCACCCTTGTGCTCACCCAGTTAAGGCAGATGGAGACTGATTTGCGCGAGCAGATGATTTATCAGTCACCACCAGAGCTGGGAGATCTTTGGACCAGGTTCAATGAGATGCGTGAGCAGATCGCGGTTGAGCAAGAGAATGCCAGAGAGATGCGAGATCAGCGCGAGGCACAGGCGAGATGGCAACGAAGAAAAGTAATCAGCGATCTACAGGACAAAGCCATCTACCTGGGCGCAACCTTGTTGGTGATCGTGTACCTAGGCCTGTTCTGGGGTCTGCTGGTAATGGATCGAAAGACAAGATGGGGTTTCTGATTGCGCTCATTGCCATGGTCATTGTGTTTTGCCTGATGCTCCCCATTGTGGGCATCATGTACTTTGACACGCTGGCAACGCAAAAAGAGAGCAAGGCCCAGATTGAGCGAATGGAGAGACTGCGCAAGCAGCTTGAGGAAGAACGCAAGAAGATGGACCAGGTCAACAGGAAGGAAGACTGAATGAGACTGATGCTTTGTCTGGCCGTGATGGTCCTTGCTGGGTGCGAGGATCGTTATCGCTATACCTGTCAAAACCCTGATAAATTCGATCTGCCAGAGTGCCAGAAACCTCGCTGCTTATTCACGCAGACATGCCCCGAATATCTTGTCGCCCCAGTGCTTGAAAAGAAGGTAGAACCCGATGTCGTCAAATCAAAATAAATTCACACCCGAAGAGATCGAGGTCAGGATCTGGGGCTTTGTGGTCATCATGATCACGATCATCTTGTTTGGCATTGTGATCGCCTTGCTCTACAGCGTCACTTTCGTCACCCAGCCCATCAAGTCAATGGCCCCGATTGATGCGGCCTATACGAAGATGCTCAACGACATCGTGCTGCTCATTGTTGGCGGCATCGGCGGCATCGTAGGAAAGCGTGCTGTGGGGGCCGTAAGCAGCGCAATAAACCCTGCACCCACACCTTCCCCCGCCCCGGCTGCACCAGCGCCTTCTATGCCTGTTCCTGCGCCTCCCAGCGGTGCTTTGCCAGTGTGGGTCAACCCGCCACTTGATGAGACATGGGTTCCACCGCCTCCACCGACCACGCCACCAGAGCACCTGGAACCCGATCATGTCCGCGAAGAGATCGCGGCAGCCAGACGTGAGGCCGGGCAGTGAATCCATACCTGATTATCGCGGCCATGGTGTCAATTGCTGGCGCTTACGTTTACGGCCATCATGTCGGGTATGACGACCGTGACGCTGAGATGCAGGCCCACATTGCCAAGCTCAATGAAGAGTCACGCGCCAAAGAGCAAGAGTTGGCCGCATCACTGAACAATCAAACCGAAACCCTGCGAAAGGCAAAGAATGAGATCAATAAAAAGCAGTCTGACATTAATGCTCTTGTTGATGCTGGTCGGTTGCGCCTCCCGGTCCCGCCCTCCCCAAGTTGCGTACCAGCCACCCCAGATCCCAGCCCTCCCAGCAGAGATCGCGGAGAAGAAAGACCCGACCCTTACAGAGAGGCTATTAAAAGTATTGTCGCAATCGCCATCGAGGGAGACAGAAACACCGTCCAGCTCAATGCCTGCATCGATGCCTACCAAAAAGTGAGAGAGTCCATAAATGGTAAACAGTGATCAACTCAAAAAGCTGCACATTGGCCCTGAGTGGGTTGATGCGCTCAATGAGACGTTTCAGCGTTTCAACATCTTGACCAAGCGCCAGCAGGCAGCATTCATCGGGCAGTGCGGCCATGAATGCGGGAACTTCAAGGTGCTGCAAGAGAATTTGAACTACCGCGCTGCCACGCTGATGAAGTTGTGGCCCAAGCGTTTCCCCACTCTTGACGTTGCAAATCAGTACGCAGGGAACCCAAAGAAGATCGCCAATATGGTCTATGCCAACCGCATGGGAAACCGTGACGAGGCATCAGGTGATGGGCATCGTTTTTTTGGCAGAGGCTGCATCCAATTGACCGGGCACAGCAACTATTTTCACGCAGGCCAAGCCCTGGGCGTTGACTTTGTCATGCAGCCAGAGCTGGTCGCCACGCCTAAGTACGCTGCCTTGACGGCAGGCTGGTTCTGGTCAACCCATGATTGCAACCGCCTTGCTGAGGCAGGGGACTGGGCGGCGCTCACAAAGAAGATCAACGGTGGGACAATTGGCCTCGAAGACCGAATCAAGCACACCAATGAGGCCATGGCCGTCTTGACATGACAAACCTGTACCAGCAGCTCGAAACACCAGCGCCGCCAGATCTGCCGCCTCCCGGCCAGGTCTATGACGAGCGCCTGACATCGCAAACCCATCGCGGCCTGCTGGTCTACTTTCGCAAGCTCACCAATATCCTGGGAACGATCCTCGGGCCGCGAGGTGGGAAGTACTTGAACGTGCCTTATGGGGCTTTCCAGGACACGACAGATCAGGCAATAACGGCCAACACTGCCACCGTTATGACATTTAACACCACTGACTTTAGCAATGGTGTTAAAGTTGTCACCAGTGGTGGGTACGCATCACGGTTGACTGTGTCTCAGGCGGGGATTTATAACCTCCAGTGGTCTGGTCAATTCCAAAACACCGACACCCAACTGCATGACGTGAGTGTCTGGCTGCGGAAAAATGGAACAGACGTAACTGGTTCCACAGGCTTTATCTCCATCCCCAACTCTCACGGCGGTGTGGATGGCCACATCATCGCTGGGTGGAATTATTTTCTTGAGCTGGCAGAAAACGACTACATTGAAATTTGGTGGTCTGCAACCAACACCGCCGTTTCGCTCCAGTTTTATCCTGCCCAGACATCCCCGACAAGACCGTCCACTGCGTCACTCATTGTGACCATGAGTTTTGTCTCAAATCTTTCCGCATAATCCCATCATGGCACTTGTACCACTCAGAATTCCACCCGGCGTATACCGCAATGGGACAGAGTATCAATCCTCTGGGCGATGGTTCGACTCAAACCTGGTCCGCTGGTTTGAGGGTACGCTGCGCCCGATTGGTGGATGGCGCAAGAGATCAAGCAGTCAACTGACAGGATCATGCCGTGGCCTGATCACCTGGCGCGACAACTCAGGGGACCGCTGGATCGCTGCCGGGACTCATTCAAAGCTGTATGCCATGAATGAGGCTGGGACACTTAAGGACATCACCCCATCAGGGTTTACCGCTGGCGCTGCCGATGCCGTCATCAAGACCGGGTATGGGTATTCCACTTATGGCAACTATGCTTATGGTGTCGCACGGCCAGATACAGGAACAGTTACACCAGCAACCACTTGGAGCTTGGACACTTGGGGCGAGTACCTTGTAGGCTGCTCAGACGCTGATGGCAAGCTCTACGAGTGGCAATTGGGCTTTTCAACGCCGACCCTGGCCGCTGCCATAACCAACGCGCCAACGAGCTGCAATGCCGTGATGACTACCGCAGAGCGTTTTGTATTTGCGTTGGGCGCTGGCGGCAACCCACGCAAGGTGCAATGGTGCGACCAGGAAAATAATACAGTTTGGACTCCGGCAGCAACGAACCAGGCAGGGGACTTTGAGCTGCAAACTGTTGGATCCTTGAAGGCAGGCAAGCGCGTGCGCGGTGTCAATCTGTTGTTCACCGATGTCGATGTCCACGTCAGCACCTACATCGGCCTGCCTTACGTTTACTCATTTGAGAAGGCTGGGTCTGGGTGTGGCTTGATCTCATCCCAGGCCGTTGCGGCCATTGACACTGCCGCGATCTGGATGAGCAAATCGGGATTCTGGGTTTATGACGGTTACGTCAAGCCACTGGTGTCTGATGTTGGCGACTACATTTTCCAAAACATCAATTACAACCAGGCCAGCAAGATCTATGCGATCCACAACTCCAAATATGGCGAGATCATCTGGTGCTACCCATCAAGCCAGTCAAATGAGAACGACTCTTATGTGACCTACAACTACCGAGAGAACCACTGGGCCATTGGCTCGATGTCTCGCACGGCTGGAACAGATCGCGGGGTGTACTTGAACCCATTGATGGTTTCTGCTGATGGGTATATCTACGAGCACGAAGTCGGGTATGCCTATGACTCTGTCGCGCCCTATGCTGAGTCTGGTCCTGTCCAGATCCAGGATGGCGAAAACATCATGAACGTGCGCCAGATCATCCCTGATGAGCAGACCCTGGGCGAGGTCGTTGTGTCCTTCAAGGCCAGGATGTACCCAACGTCCAGCGAATCCACTTATGGACCGTACTCTGCCAGCCAGCCCACTGATGTGCGGTTTTCTGCGCGTCAGGTCAAGGTCAGGTACACAGGGGCGGTCTTGGATGATTGGCGGGTTGGCTTGAACCGTTTGGAAGTGTTGCCCGCTGGCAAGCGTTGACACTTAAAATTTGACCATGAAAGACATCAGACAAATCCTCAGTGAAGACCTGGCAAAGAACTATGCCGGGTTCGCTGTCACTGTTGATGATTACTTTGAAAACCTGATGAACGCGCCGAAGACTGGCAACACTGTTGTGCGTCATGGCGACACATTGATACTGACAAAGAAGATCGAAAACAACGGCATCGAATTCCACTGCATTAACGGTGAACGCGCCAAGGACTTGGTGGCCAACGTGCAAAAGTACCTTGATGACTTAAAGGCTCAAGGATATGACTATGCCGTCACGTTTTACGACAACCATCGGATCAATGAATTGATTGCACAACTTACCTACCCATCAGAGATTGTGAAGATCGATGATGGATTATTCCGAACATACCAAGCCACAATGAGGTTCAAATGGGCGCACTAAATCAAATCGGTCAGGCCGCAACTAATTTTGTGCAGGCTCCAGCGGCTAGTATCAGCACAGGACTTGCAGAATTGGCAAAACCAGCAGAAGCAGTTGCAAAATGGTCAACTGAAAAACCATTAGAGGCATTGGCAGTTGGAACTGGCGCATACTTTGCCGCCCCATATTTAATGAGCATGCTAGGTGGCGGTGCTGCTGGTGCAGGCGCAGCGGGTGCTGGTGCGGCTGATTTAGCGGCCTATGATGCAATGGCTGGTCTTACGGCTGGAGGCACAGGCGCGGCTGGCACAGGCGCGGCTGCTGGTGGCATTGGGGGTCTTTTAAGTGGCGCGGCATCTGGTGTCACTAATTTCTTGGGCAATTTAACCCCTGCCCAAGCAATCGGTGGCGCTGCTTTGGCCGCAAAGGCACTTGGTGGCAGCAGCACGCCGTCATCCTCAACAACGTCAACTGCCATTGATCCTGACATCAAGGCCGCATATTTGCAGCAGTTGGCAGATGCCAGAACCGCAGCGGCTGGCCTTGGAACACGTCAGTTTGAAGGATTCACGCCAGGCTATGCCACGGCAGAGCAGCAGTTAACGGCCACAGGCATTGGTGGTGCTGGTCAGCAGACAACCAACCGGGCCGCTGAACTGGCGCTTGCAGAGGCAGGCTAC